CATACTTTCACGTACAAGCTTTGTAGGGTCAATGGTATTTGATGCGAGCTATTCGATAGGTGAAGTGCCTATTGATACATTTTTGAATACTACCCATGAGAGGACAGCAACCCCTACAATGTATCCTGTAGAGACGGGTGCTAACTATTCAGATCATATCGTTATCGATCCGGCACGCGTTACTGTATCAGGGCTTGTATCTGATATAAATTCAAACGCATTCTTTGACTTTGGAATGACAGGAGTTGTAGATAATGTGTTTAACCTTTTTACATCTAAATCATTAACCCGTTCAAGCTCAATCTGGTCTACCCTCGTTCAGGTTCAGCAGAACAGAACGCCGTTTACTCTTATCACCCCACTTGAAGTGATAGATAATGTAGTTATCACTTCATTAAGTGTTACACAGGATAAACAGAGTCAAAGATCATTACGCTTTACCGCAACGCTTGAAGAAGTGCTGCATATCGACTTCATCCAAAGAGAGAACAATCTTGCTACAGAGGTGCCATCAGGTAAAACAGCAACGACAGACACGGCTAAGAAGAATGGGCCAACAACAGATAGGACCAAGCAAAAAACACAGGGCGGGGACTTAAAGCAGACAACACCTCCAAAAGGAAATACTGCTGCCCCATACAAATCAACTCTTAAACAAATATCTGAGGGGTTTTAAATGATATGGCATAAACTTACAGCAGAGCCAAATCAAAGCTTTTATGTGAACATAGGTGATAACCGTATTCAGATAAATATGAGATATGTACCAGCTATGAGGAAATGGATAGCAGGGATAACAGGTGTCGTGGAAGGAGTTGCCGTTATTGCGATGGTTCCAATTTTTGAACAGTACGGCTATAATCAAATCTTTTTCTATAATTCAGATGATGAATCTATCGCGAGGGACTTATCTACATCTTATATTGTGATAGGGGAAGAAGAGGAAATGGAAAATATTGATCACCCATATCTTTTCGTGGATGTTGGTGAAGTAAGGATAAGAGATGCCACAGCCGCTTGAAAGAACACTTATCCTTAACATCGATGGCCTTGAAATACGGTCCCCGGCAAAGATAACGGCTAACATTACAAAAGACGTATCATCAAATGCGCCGGACAGCGCACAGGTAACAATATACAATTTATCAGAAGAGACACGTACCAAAGTAACAAAAGCTAAAAAAATAGAAATATCAGCAGGGTATAGGGAAAAAGTAGAAGTAGTTTTTCTTGGCGACATACAGGCGGTTCTTAGCAAAAAAGAACAGACAGAGTGGACGACTCAGGTTTTTTGCGGCGATGGGGCAACCGCAATGAAGCAGGCTATCATCAATAAAACCTACACAAAACCGCTAAAGGCAAAAGAACTCATAGAGGATATATCAAGAACTTCGGGTCTTGCAAATGATATAGAGTTCATGGACGGGATAGAGGATACCAAGGGGACGCTTAGGGGTTCTGTCCGAAACGGTAAGGCCACACGCGAAATAGACAGAATATGTAGGGCGCGAGGATGGAAATGGAATTTACAAAATGAGAAGCTTGTTGTATCTCAATCAGGGAAGTCAAGAACAGACAACGGGTATCTAATATCAGTTGAAACAGGAATGATAGGAAGCCCTGAATGGCTTAACGTCGGACAGGACACCAGCAAAGAACCTGAAAAGAAACTCACTGTTGAAGCACTCTGTATCCCATCTATAAAGCCGAATGACAAAGTAAGGGTAATATCAGGCGGGATAAGCGGAAGGATAGGGAGTTTTACATACAACACGACACGGGCAAACCCACTCGATGCTTTCTTTTGTGTAGAAAGCGTTACCCATAACTTAGACAGTCGCGAAGGAAGCTTCAGCACATCATTGGACTGTTTATATTTACAAGGTGGTGGCTGAAAGTGAATACAAAAATAACAGACATAATAGAGGATGCACTTTATTCATTTAATAATGAATTGAGAGTTGCTATGCCTGGAACGGTAATAAAATTCTACCCAGAAACACAAATGGTCGATGTAAAGCCGTCCATAACCATGGAGGTAGACGGTGAAAATGTGGTTATGTCACAACTTATACAGGTGCCTGTCGTTATGCCTTCATCCGGTGGGGTATCTATTACATTCCCGATACAAGCTGGGGATGAGGTGCTTGTTGTGTTCTCTGACAGAACTATAGATGGGTGGAATGAAAAAGGCGGGGTAGGAACCCAGACAGAACACCGGTCACATCATATTTCAGACGGTATAGCCATTGTAGGCCTAAAGTCAAAGCCAAGGACCTATAAAAATATGGCAGGAACGATGGGCTATGATACAAAAGCCTTTCAGATAAGGGACGATGCTGGAACGACAAGCATCACGCTAACGCCAGGTGGGGCGATAGATATTACATCAACGGCAGAGGTAAATATAATTGATTGCGATGTTATCGTAACGGGCGGCGATGTCAAGGCGGACGGTATCAGTTTAAAGGACCATACCCACGATGGAGACAGTGGCGGAGTTACCGGGCCGCCAAAGTAGGTATAATACAGAAACAAACAGGGGTTTAAATGGCATATAACCAGATGAGTATCTACCCGGACACAATTACAAGTGATATACAGCTTAAAGACGGGGCAATCATGCGCTCGACAAACAGTGATGCGATACTTGAAAACGTGAAACAGCGGCTTCTCACTATCGAGCAGGAATGGTTCCTTGACCTCGAACAGGGCTTACCATGGTTCACGGAGCTTACTGGCAGAAATACATCCATAGAAAAAATACGTGCGTATGTATCACAGGAGATACGTGAGACCGTAGGGGTATTTGAACTTTTATCACTTAACATAGCAATGGAACAAGAAACAAGAAAGCTTGAGATAGCGTTTGAATATAGGGATATATTCGGGCAAACAATTAGAGAAATTATTTAGGAGAAGCAATGGGTTTAACAGAAAAAGGGTATGAACTTCCAACACTTGTTGAAGTCTTAGATGATATTTCTGCAAGACAGCGCACCGTATTCCCGGATATAAACCTTGACCCGTCAACACCAGACGCACAGCTGAATGGGCTGTTTGCAGAAGTTATTATGGTTGCATACGAAGTAGCCGCCGGTATATATAACGGACTTGATCCGCGTGTCGCTTCCGGCATAATGCTTGACCGTGTATGCGCTCTTACTGGTGTAAAGCGTAAAAAAGAAGAGTCAGCACAGGTAACAGTTAAATTTAGTGGCACACCGAGCACTGTGATACATGAGGGGCTACTTCTCGAAGACAACCTAACCCCATCCCATCAATACAAACTCGAAAAGAGTATTGTTATAGGCACAAATGGGGAAGCGACAGGCATAGCAAAAAGTATTGATAAGGCATTTTGGATTATCCCGCCTGGAAGCGTTATTAATATCCTAACGCCTGTTTATGGTGTTGATTCTGTTACAAATGACGAGGCAGGCATCCCAGGAAGAGAAATAGAGACGGATCTCGCACTGAGGATGAGAAGGCAAGCATCCCTTGCAGCAGTAAGTACAGCTATGGTTGACAGTGTCGCTTCAAGAATACTTGAAATAAATGACGTTGTTTCAGCTTCAGTATATGAGAATAAAGAGAATACAACGAGCCCTAATGGAATCCCGCCGCATTCCATATATTGCGTTGTGGTTGGTGGCGATGATGATGATGTGGCAGAGGCTATCATGCACTCAAAAAGCCTCGGTTGCGGTCTCTATGGCGACACGTCAGTGGAGTGGTATGATACGCAGGGGATGTCGCATACTGTCAAATTTCAGCGCCCAACATACATTGACATATATTTAACGGTAAGTGTGGTAACGCCAAACTTCAATCAAGGCGTGATAGATGATGCCAGGGAGAAGATTATGCAGTACATCAGCGATCTACAAAACGGGACAGATGACTGTACGCTTGGTGCACTCGGCGTTGGCGATGATGTCTACGCTTCAACCTTTTACCCTGCATTTAATGAAACGGAAGAGTACACGGTGCAGCTTATCAAGGTTGGGGATGCGGCACCGGCGGCGGATGATGTTGTCACCATTACGATCGATGAAGTATCCAGTTTTGATGCGCTAAATATAGAGGTGGTGGAAGCGTGATTGACCGTACAAGGAAAATAGATAGCGTTTTGAATGACTGCATCGGGGGAAAAAATTGCCGGGAGGCATATTTTAATACAACGCTGCATGACATCATCAGTCAATATATGGAAAGCCCAAATCTCATAGGATATATTGCATCATTTATTGATACGGCGCTTGAGACAATAGACAGTGTAAATGACCTAAGCAAAGTTCTTGATATTAACTGCGTATCCGGTGAAGTACTTGATCTGATAGGCGCGATCATAGGACAGCCGAGACCGCTAATATCAACAGGAATTATCCCATGGTTCGGATATAACGAAGATGGGAATGACCCGCTTATCTATGGGTATAGAGAGGGGAGATACTGGGATGGTGAGTCGCCACTTTTGGGGGACGCACCAGCAGACGACCAGACCTACAGGGTATTTCTATGGGCCAAGATATTCAGGAACAACACAGACGGAACGCATGAAACGCTTTTGTCGGTACTTCGTATCATTACCTGCCGTGATGACATTCTCATCGGCGGGACAAACGGCCATTTTGACAACCCGTTCGCTTATTATGGGGATGAAAACGGAACAGTGATTGCGGAGGTTGAGCTTAACGGTGATGATGTTGTTTTGAATGGGGAGCAGATAATTATCAATGCACAAACCACTGGTGACGACCCATATACTATGGGGTATGGAGAGGGAGTTCTCACTGGCGGGACATATCTTCTTGGCGGTGTAATGACAATATCGCTTATTGGGACAGAGAAACCTATTCCGACACTGTACCAGGCTATTTTTATGCAATATGATATTTTGCCAATCCCGGCAGGCGTTAAATTAATTTCAGTTACTTAGGAGAAAACAATGGCTATAGAATTACCAGCAGCAATAGATACAGGCGAAGCGGATACAGAGATATATAATGCGGCGGGGAGAGGGGGTATGACAGACGACCTTAATTTAAAAGCAGATAAAGACGCACTCGACACACACATAGCAGACTCAGCTAACCCACACGGTGTTACAGCTGAACAGGCACAAGCTGAGCCAGAGTTGGGATTAGGAACAGCTGGGCAAGTATTAGCAACAAATGCTGCGGCAGATGGTAAAGAATGGATAGACGCCCCTAATACAGGACTTCCCGACGCACCATCGGACGGTAGTGCGTATGGTAGGCAAGATGCCGCTTGGGTTACTGTTTCTCCTTCAGGACATACTCATA